TTTTTGATTGTAGCTTCCCTGCGTCAATGCCTCATCAGCATTTGCTACATTAAATGCACCACAAGCCGTAGCCTCTATTCCGCCCGGCAATGTTACAGCATCATCAGGTATTTCTTTGTCTGTCAAGACTATACCTCCGAACGCAACCTCTGTTGTTGGACATAATTCGTCCATTACTTGTCCAATGTTTAGATAATATCCATTATTGCTGAACATTTTCTCTAATGCAGCTGTCATATGATTGTCATGCTCAATCACCTCAGTCTCTCTGCATCCCCGAAGCTCAAGGCGCACATGCCCGCGAAACTTCGGTACCTGTATCTTATTGATGTACACGTTTTTTAAAATCGATTCCATATTACTTATCCTCCTCATTCTTAAATGTATATTGGAACTGCGTCAGATTGTCCGTCATATCTGATACTATAAAAGCAATCGTTAAAATCTTTGATGGTCCAAGCTTATCATATGTCTCCAACAGGCTTCCTTCCAACGCTGCTTCCAGTGTTTCTTCCTCTGTCCACGCCATACCCGCATCATAGGATAGCTTAACATTTATACCTTCATGGATTGCTGTTGCTCCGGTAATTCCATAGATACTTACATCCGACATATCACATGCTGCCTGTATTACCTGTGGATGCGGTTTTGCTGTGATTGTAAGTATCGTATCGGTTATCGTATCCGCATCCGTCCATTTGTAGATTGTCGGTGAATCTAATTGCAAAATATAGTCCGATGCTGGTGCTATATCTAATCCATGTGTCTCGAAATCTGCTGCCTGCAAGGTATCACCCGAAAGAGTTATTTCTGTTATAACTTCAGCTTGAATTGTATAGTACTTTTCCGCAGACCGGAGCAGGTATCGAACGATGACTTCATCTGTTGTCGCTGCATTATTTTCGGTTTCTCTTTCTGTATCTGCATTTCCGATTGTCACCGTTTCTATGGATTCAAATTCTGTCGAATCCAAAGCCACAACATTCATCATGCCACGGTCTATGCTTTCATTCGTCGATTTGTTAACGAACGTACCAGCAAGCCGGAATACCCCATCTTCTACAACTACATATCTGGATGAATATGTACACTCGCTTTCTGCTGTAAATG